AGGACTTTGAAGTTCTGACAGATATGATTAATGATAACAATATTGCACCTTATCCATTTGTTAATGATGGTGCTAATCCGGATACTATGTATCCTGGCGGAGCCAATCAAGGCAGTGGAATGGCAATCCACGATGCCGAATATATTACTGCCACCACTATTGGTGGAACAACTCGATTAAAAGGTGGAAACTTCCCTTGTGGTTTAATTCGATTTGACTTTAACAATTCTGGTGAAGCAGGTCAAGTTGGTATTCTAATTGATCTGATACCTGGTAACCATCGAGGTTACCTCTGTGAACCGATGACGGAGATGTGAAGATTATGACACTATCTCCAGAAATCGAAACAGTCAAGGAGGCTGTTACTAGTGCCTCCGTTCTCAATCACGTAAGAAGCAACAGAATCGAGTACGCTCTAGTTCTGATTGCATTACACCTCCTGGGTGTTAGTGATGCCCTTCTTGGCAAACTTGCTGGAGTGTGCTTCTGATATGGCATACAATTACGGCAAGTCGTTTAAAAAAGACGGTAAGATGGTAAGATACCGATATACCGACAAAAAGAAATCTTCTAAGAAATTAGTAGCTGTGCCTACTAAGAAAAAAAACACTCGAAGGAAAACTAAGAAGTGATTAACTTGTGTCCAGAGTGTGGTTCGAACAGAGTTGGTTCAATTCAAATTGACGACCAAAAAGAAAGGCCCATTTGGCATTTCATCTGTGAACGTTGCGATAAGGAGTGGGTCGAATGACCAGGTCCTTCTTTGAGATCGGCGGGGAAATCATTGAACTTGAAAATGATTACAGGTTTATGACTGGTCAGCGCACTGCTAAGGAACATAAATCCCGTAAATCTATGATTAAGCCCGTTACAAAACTTGCCGATCATTTGGTTAAGACAGGTTCAGAATCTATTGAAGCTGCAAACGAAAACAAATTTGGGTTTGAGGAAGCCGGCACACTTGTCGGTATTTGGTTCGGACTTGTTGTAGCTGCTGCTACACTTCCAGTCACGGTTATTGATGGCCCATTGCCATTTATGGATGCTGCTTGGGTAGTAGGAAGCGCAAGATTCACCTACAAAGCATCTCAAGTCGGTGGCCGAATAGGCGAGAAAATCGACGAAATATTGGATTAAATTAAGTACCGTCAATGATACCCTTTGGGTATGGAACGGAACGTAAACACTCGGATTGAATCTTCTCTATACGAGCACGCCACTAATTGTATTAGATGTGGTTATTCTTATTGCGGATGCTGGCGATAATGCCAGAGCAATTATGTTACGTCTGTAACAATGTGAAGAAACTTCACGGCACTACTGATTATGTAGTCCCCTGGTTGTGTAAATGCGTAAAAAGTGAAACGAAAACAAAACGCACAACAACAAAACAAAGACTTCTGGTCTGTCAATGTCCGGTAAGAGTGTTCACACGATCAGGACGGAAATTGCGATATTGTCGCTGCGACTGAAAATGTTACACATCTAGTGTTACTAATTTTTAGACTGTCACCTTCGGTGGAAAGGCGAAGAAGATGGGAATCCGGGGCTGTGGTCACGGAATACGGAGTGGTTCTCAAATTCGGAGGGAGGTCGAAATTGACCGCTGGCGCTACGGGGCGAATCTTAATAGACCTCTTCCATTACCATTGGGCCAATGGCCCGCAAAGGAAAGTCCTCGTCTCGAGGCAAGCAACGTATGAGTAAGATTGAACCATCAGCAATGACAATTGCACTGATTTCAACACCTGTCGCTCCTGGCGCAGCACAAACGAATTACGTAGATCTGTCACAACTTGCATCCCTGGTAAATCGAAGGTTTTACCGTCAAGGTATCAATTGGGCAGTTGCAGGTTTTAAATTTCAAACATCTGCAGGATATATTGGTGGAGTCAATGTATCTAAATTACCCAACACTTGGGTTATGGCAAACTCTTGGGAAAAGTCCATGCGAGTCTGGATGCGAATGAATAAAGAAGCACTTCAGGAGTCGGAGTCTGTTCGACCTCGTTTCTTGGATTTCAAGATATTTGCAGATGCGGATCATCATGCCGCTGGCTATGGTGCGAATCTTTTACCGACATCGCGTGCAATACCTCCGGTTGTAGGAGCCACTTATCTCCCTGGAGAATGGGCTGCTTCGAAAGTGGTTCATCCACTTGCTACCGGAGCGGTGGAAGGAGTTACTGTTGAAAGCGAACTTGTCGCTGTAGGTCCTTCTTATCCTGGTTTAGGTGCATCAGGTCTTAATGCAGTTTCCTTAATTGAGGGATATGCTGCATCACGAGCCGCTCCTAACGTGCTCGACCCTAACGTTCCAGCAGATTCTCGTGACACAACTGGTGTTACACCAGAGAATTGGATGCAAGCCATTTTTAATGACGGAACGGATCAGGACTTTGAAGTTCTGACAGATATGATTAATGATAACAATATTGCACCTTATCCATTTGTTAATGATGGTGCTAATCCGGATACTATGTATCCTG